ACGCCCCCTCCAAGTGGGCCTTCGACGGCGAGGTGACCCGGGTCTTCGACGACATGCTCTGGCGGTCGATCCCCGGCTACGCGGTGATGCGCCAGCTCTGCGCCGGGATCGCCGCCCGCCACGTCCGCCCGGGATCGATCGTCGTCGACCTCGGCTGCTCGCGGGGCGGCGCGCTCGCGGAGGTCATGGCGGCCCACAAGGTCGGCTTCCCGCCCGCCAGCGTCGAGTACGTCGGGGCCGAGATCTCCCCGCCGATGGTGGCGGCGGCGCGCGAGCGGTTCGCGCACCTGCCGAACGTTCGCATCGAGGAGGTCGACCTCCGGAGCTCCTTCCCGGCGGTACCGGCGAGCGCGACGTCTGTCGTCCTGTCGGTCCTGACGCTGCAGTTCGTCCCGATCGAGCACCGCGCGCGCGTCGTCAGGCGGGCGGCCGAGACGCTCCGCGACGGCGGCGTGATGCTCGTGGTCGAGAAGATCCTCGGCGGGTCGAGCTGGGCGGACGACCTCCTGGTCGCCGACTACTACGACTTCAAGCGGGGGAACGGCTACACGCAGGAGGAGATCGACCGGAAGCGGCTCGCGCTCGAGGGGGTGCTCGTCCCGCAGACGGAGGGGGCGAACGTCGCGATGCTCCTCCGGGAGGGCTTCCGCGAGGTCGAGTGCTTCTGGAGGCACCTCAACTTTTGCGGCTGGATCGCGCTCCGCTGAGGGCGCAGGATAGGCGACATGCCTGATCCAACCGCCAAGCCGCCAGAGGACGAATGGGGTCCGACGCGGAACGAGATCCTGGACGTGGTCCTCATCAAGGACGGCGTCGCCCCCCACAACGCGAACCCGGAGGACTTCCGCCGGATCAACGTCGCCGCCGAGGGGACCTACGCCGCCGCCCAGCACGCCGACGTCGTCGCGGCCGAGAAGGAGGGCTACACCATCCTCCAGGTCGTCAAGCCCGGCTTCCAGAACGAGCACGAGCGGGCCGCCAAGGACCGCGCCAACTCGGCCGGCTACACCGACCGCACGAAGGTCTGACCGTGCGCGAGTCGCTGCGCGAGCTCCGGGACGCGGCCGTCCGGATCGCCGCCGCCGGCATCGTCGCGGCCGACAACTGGTGGCGGCGGGCCCTCGGGCGCGGCGCCGCCTGGGACGAGGGGCGCGACACCGCGCTCGCGAACGCCGCGATGGTCGCCCACGACATGGGTCGGCCGGACATCCGGCAGGCGATCAACCGCCTCATCCCGGACGGCTCGCCCTTCATCCCGTTCGACGATCCCCGGTACCCGAAGAACATCCACGTCCACATGCGGTTCAATGACGAGGACCCCGACCGCGCGGCGCGCTCGTTCCTGTCCGAGCTGGCGAAGGTCCGGCGGGAGGGAAGCTACTGATGACGCTCAAGACCGACCCCGGAAGCGTCGACACGACCATCCTGCCGAGCGGGCAGCAGAGGGAGTACCTCGTTCTGTCCGACGAGGAGCGCGCGAAGGGGTTCGTCCGCCCGGTCCGCCGCGCCTACAAGCACGTCGGGATCGTCGGGCCGAAGCATCCGGTGCGCGACCTGACCGAGGACGAGCATCGGAGCTACGACTCCGAGGGCTACGTCAAGTTCGAGGACTACCCCGAGGGCGCGGCGGCGGTTGGCAGGTTCTGGACGCAGGCCTCGCTCGACAAGGTCGGGAAGGGCTGCGGGACCGTGACGACGATGGCGCCGGCGCTTGCCGAGACCTACGCGCGCGAGCCGAGCTTCTACGGCGGGACCTTCTGCGCGGGCTGCCGGGTCCACCTGCCGGTCGGGGCGGACGGCGAGTTCGTGTGGGACGGGACCGACGAGAGGGTCGGGACCTGATGGGCTTCGTCCAGACCGCGGCCGAGGGGGCCTTCGGGATAACGCTCGACCGGCTCCGCCGGGGCGTCGACCTCGGCCAGGGCGACCCGCGCCCCGAGCTCGACCTCGCGCAGCAGAGGGACTTCCTCGCGGAGCAGGCGGGGGGGCGGACGGACGAACCCTACCGGCAGTGCCTGCTCTACCACGGCTTCCGCTGGTACCCGCTCCCCGAGCTCCGGAAGCTGCCCGGGGCCTACGGCAAGCTGGAGGGCGAATGGAGATCGACGAAGCTGCGGCTGGCGTTCACGGTCCAGGACCTGACGGGGGGCTTCCCGACGGGGCCGGCGAAGCTGGACGAGTACCTGCGCGACCACAGGCTGGTGGTGGCGGTCTCGAGGGGGAGGGTGCCGAAGGAGGCCCTGACCAGAGCGCGGCGCCGGTAGCGGAGCCCGAGATCGTCTGGCTTCGGCCGACGACCGCGCCCTGGGACGGCGGGCTGCCCGGGATGCGGGAGACGCCGCAGCCGGACGATCCCGAGCCGACGGCGCCGCCGCTCGCGGGGCCCGGGTTCTGGCGCCGGGTCGGTCGGCTCGTCTTGAGGACCCTGGGCTCGCCGGGATAGGCTGACGGCGTGAGCACAACCCTCAAGGGCACGCCGGCGGTCCGGGCCGCGCAGCCGGACGACGTCGTCGCCTTCCTCCAGGCCCACGCCGTCTTCGGCGACACGCTCCGGCAGCAGGAGCTCGACCGCAAGGAGGCCTTCCTCCGCTGCAAGCAGTACGCGCACCAGAAGGTCGACTGGAACGGGCGGAACGCCGACCAGCTGGAGAGCATCTCGGCCGAGGCGATCTTCCCGGCCGGGTTCGTCCCGAGCGGCGGCGGGGCCGACGGGCTCCTCGCGCGCGACAAGCGGCCGACGGCGCCGACGAACAAGGCGAAGGTGATCACGCGGAAGTACACCGGGCTTCTGTTCTCGGAGAGCCGGAAGCCCCAGGTGCGCGTCCAGGGCGACCCCGACACCGAGGCCTTCCTGGAGGCCGTCCGCGAGGCGGCGATGTTCTGGCCGGCGATCCGGAGCGCGCGGAACCTCGGCGGGGGGATGGGGAGCGTCGCGATGACGGTCCACCTCCGCGACGGCCAGTTCTCGTTCGAGGTCCACAACAGCAAGACGCTGACGCCGGTCTGGAAGGACCGCCGGCGCTGGCTGCTCGGCGGCCTCCTGATCATGTGGCGGTACCAGCGGACGGAGGACGTCAAGGACGAGAAGGGCAAGTTTGCCGGGACGAAGCAGGTGGACTGGGTCTACCGGCGGATCATCACCGAGAAGTCCGACATCGTGTACGAGGACACCAAGCTCGAGGACGCGGCCGAGCAGTGGAACGTCCTGATGGAGGTCGAGCACGGGCTCGGCTACTTCCCGGGCGTCTGGATCCAGAACACGGCCGAGGCGAACGACATGGACGGCGACCCCGACTGCGAGGGCGCCTACCAGAGCATCGACACCAACGACCGCCTCCTCGCCCAGTGCAACTACGGCGCGCTGAACAACCTCGACCCGACGGCGGTGCTCGCCTACGACACGAAGAAGATCGCCGCGACCGGCGCGGCCGGCGGCGTCGTGGCGAAGGGGAGCGACAACAGCCTCCACGTCGGCGAGACCGGGCGGGCCGAGTACATGGAGATGAGCGGCGCGGGGATCGAGGTCTCGCTGAAGCTCTCGGACAAGCTGGAGAAGAACATCAGCGACATGACCGGGGCGGTCTTCCTCGACGACAAGGAGATGGCGGCGGCGCAGAGCGCGAAGGCGATCGAGTTCCGGATGGACCCCATGCTCCAGGTCGCCGACGACCTCCGCGGCCAGTACGGCGCGGCCGTCATCGGGCTGATGCGGCTGACCGAGCGGATGGCCCGGACCTTCCTCGGCGCGACGATCCAGCTGCCCGACGGGCGCGTCGGCAAGTTCGTGTTCGACCTCCCGCCGAAGACGACCCAGGTCGTGAGGGGCGGGAAGATGCTCGACGTGCTCTCGGACCACAAGCTCGGCCCGGGCGGCTACATCACGCTGAAGTGGGGGCCCTACTTCGCCCCGACCCAGGACGACAACCAGAAGACGATCTCGAACGCCGCCGCCTCGAACGCCGCCGGCTTCGTGTCGAAGGAGACCGCCGCGCGCCCGGTCGCCGAGATCTACGGCGTCCAGGACGTCGCCGGCGAGGTCGCCAAGGCCCGCCAGGAGGGCGACGAGGACGCCGAGCGGGCGCTCGCCGGCTTCCAGGGGGGCGTCCACGCCGAGCGGGCGCTCGCCGAGGGGACGCCGACGGGTGACACGGCGTTCGGAAAGCCGGTCAAGGACCCGGGCAACGAGCGCGGCGCCGCCGCGGGCGCGGGGGGCAAGGCGTAATATCTGAGGCCGTGAAGTTCTGCGGCGCGCACTGGGAGGAGCTCCGGACCGCGGTCAGGGACGCGGGCCTGGATCGGTTCATCGCCAAGGGCGGCGAGGAGGTCGTCACGCGGCTGGTTCGGGACGACCCGACCCGGAAGCCGGCCGAGAACTTCGAGCCGCTCCTCGGGGCCTGGAGCGCGATCACGGTGCGCGCGCTCGAGACCGCCGGCCTCGGCGTCATGCAGCCCGGGGCGAACGGCGAGGAGACCTGCCCGCTCTGCTTCCTGATCTCCGGCTGCCCCTGCGGCGAGACCACCTGCGGCTACCGCCGCTGGATCCCCGGCGCGGTCGGCGCCCAGGTCGAGCGGGCCCGCGAGCTCGGCCTCCTCCCGGTGCCTTCATGACCCAGGACGCTGATGACGCAGAGGCGGCCGAGGCCGAATTGGCCGATGCTCACGACGAGCTAACCCGCCTCCGCTCCGAGCTGGAAGCGGCGAAGGCCGAGGCAGCCGCCAACATGAAGGCATGGGGAGACATGACCAAGACCGCTGCCAGCTTCACGCTGGAGGCTCGCGAGGCCCGCTCCCAGCTCTCCGATACAGAGCGGCGGCTCGGGAGGGCAGTGGAGCTGCTCAATCGCGTGTGCGATGAATATCCCGACATCGAAGTCCCGGCCGACCCGACCACGGACGCCACGGACACGCTCTGTCAAATCTGCGCCTGCCTCCCACACGGCGACGGTTGCTGGCTCGCTCCCATCCGGACGTTCGTGGCCAATTACGGGCTCGACCGCCCCCTCCCCAGCCCTCCGGGTGGGGCGAGCGACGACACGAACCTCGCCAGCGAAGCCAGCGGCGCATTTCGCGGCCCTACTCCTAGCAGGGTGGCTGCGCACAACATCTGTCCCGAGTGCAAACACTTCCACGATGGCGAGCGGGACTGCGACGAGCGGTGTCCGTGCAGGGCCACCCCACCCCAACCAGCCGCCGAGCCGCCCGAGTGCCTGAAGCCGCGCAGCCCCGAGGAACTTGCGGCGGCACCACGGCTGACAAAGGAGGCAATCGCGAAGGCCATTTCCGACGGTGAGCGTGACCGACGGATTGCGCTGGGACTGGAGCGCGCCATTCCCGAGCCGCCCTTCATCCGCCCTGCGAAGACTGACATCCCGACACCACGGGAGACGAAGCGATGACCGACCGGCCGATCACGATCGCGGTCGACTTCGACGGGACGCTCGTGGAGCTCGAGGCGCCGCTCCGCTGGCGCCCGCACGCCAAGGAGTTCGTCCTGGGCGCCGCCGCCGCCGGCGCCCAGATCTGGCTCCACTCGCGCCGCTGCGCGCCCGGGGCGGACTCCGCCGGCGAGGAGGACTTCTGGCGGACCGGCGCCGCGCCCGCCGAGCTCGTCCACGGCTGGGGCCTCTACGCCGAGATGCGCGCCTTCCTGGAGCTGGAGGGGGTCTGGGACCTCCTGCTCCCCTGGACCCTACCGGGCAAGCCGGACGCCCAGCTGTTCTACGACGACCGGGCTGAGCCGCCGGACTGGCTTGTAGCGGCGGCCGAGCTGGGGGTAACGTTGGTGCATGCCGACGCGCGAGCAGCTTCTCCGGTGGGCGGAACGCCAGGCGGGCGGCCAGCGATCGCCGGCGCCGGCCCCGCCGCCGTCAGCCCCCAGCCTCCCGACCCCGCCGGCGGGCTTCGGCTACGTCCCTGACCCCGTCCACGGCTTCGTCCTCGTCGCGATGGCGACCCCCCAGCCCGCGCGCGGCGCGCCCGCCCGGATGCACGCCCCGAACCCGGCCACGGGCTACGAGCAGCCGGCCGGTCCGGGCGCGACCGTCATCCCGATCCGGGGGCGCAGCAGCAAGCTCGTCCGCGGCCTCATCGACAAGGACGGCGTCCCGCAGGACCCCTACATGGACTGGCTGGCGACGGTCCCGAACCTGATGCCGGGCCAGGTCCCCAAGACCTACTTCGACGAGCTCGTCCCGAACGAGGAGCAGGTCTCGCACATGATCCCGCGCGCGACGACCGCGCACGAGCACACCGAGGCCCACGACGACCCCTCCGAGGACGCCTTCGGGCGCGACGGCGCCCAGAGCCGGAAGCTGCTCCCCCTCGCCGACCTGAAGGGCTGACCCGGTGCCGTCGCGATCGGCCCTCGTCGGCTGGGCTCGCCGCAAGCGGGCGGGGGTCTCCCGCGAGCAGGCGCGCGAGAAGCGCCGCGCCGACGTCGTCCGGACGATCCAGCGCGAGGCGAAGGCCCACGGCGCGACGCTCGCCCACGACGGGAAGGGCGGCATCGACCCGAGGACCGCGCTGAAGGTCTTCCGCCGGGCGAAGTGGCGCTGCGAGAACCCGAAGTGCCCGTCACCGAAGAAGGACCTCGACCTCGACCACCAGAGCGGCCACCCGAAGGAGATCCGCGAGGACCCCGAGGCGCGGAAGGACAAGCGGGACATGGCGGCCTCGCGCGACCCCGACCCGAAGGACGACAAGTTCCTGCACTGCATCTGCGCCGCGTGCCACGACCGCGTCCACGACCGGGAGCGGGCGCTCGAGGACGGCAAGAAGCCGAAGCCGATGCGGGGAGACGACCGGTGACCGACGGCTACGACCTGATCATCGGGCAGGGCGACAGCTCGCCGCCGCCGCTCCAGAAGCAGCTCCTCGACGCGGCCGGCAACGCGCCGAACCTGACGGGCAAGACGGTCACCTGCACGGTCCAGGCGCAGAACGGGTGCGGCGGCGTCCACTCCGTGACGACGCTCGCGGCGGGCGACGTCATCGACGCGGTCGGCGGCTTCGTCCAGCACCAGTGGGTCGCGGTCGAGAACGCGCAGCCGGGCCTCCTCCTCGTCTCGTTCAACGACGGCTCCGTGACCTACCCGGTCGGGCGCTACTTCCGCGTGCGCGTGACGCGGAAGCTCTGAGCCGGACGATTTCGCTGGACGCAGGGCCGACTCGCGCCTAGAGGTAATGGACCATGCGCAGGGACCTCTCAACGACGATTCAGCGGCAAGGCCATCGCGGCCTGGTCGCGGCGTGCGCGTTGATGTTCCAGGATCGCAACGCCGAGCCCACGACAGTCCCGAGCTGGTATTCCTCGAAGCTCGGGACCAGAGGAGGGGCGGCCCGGTAACCAACGACGAAAGAAGTTGGTTGCCAACGAAGGGCCGCCCGGGAAACCGAGCGGCCCTTTTTTCGTTTCCAACGCACCGGGCGAGAGCTGGGGCTCCAGGACGGCTGTAAACCGTTCGCCATTGGGCGCGCGAGGTTCGATTCCTCGACGGTGCACGACCTCTAAGCTTTAGCGGATGAGCACCTGTCTTTTAAACAGGCGAACCGGGCTCGATTCCCGGAGAGGTCACGACGAGAAACACTTGGGTCCAAAGCTTTGATGGCGAAGCTCCCGGCTCTTAACCGGAGGAACTCGGTTCGATTCCGAGTGGACCCACGACGGCGGATCGCCTCCGCCGAGCTCCCTGACAACCAAATAGTCGACGATGAAGGCGGCGGGGAAGCCACCCCGCCGACATTGCCCCGGAAGCCGATCTGGTGATGGCGCCGGTCTGAAAAACCGGAGAACGCGGTTCGATCCCGCGCTGGGGCACGAAAGCATCGGGGTGTGGCGCAGCTGGAAGCGCGCCTGGTTCGGGACCAGGAGGTCGGCGGTTCGAGACCGCCCACCCCGACCGCGAGGTTGAAGCCGATCGGCTAGGCTCCGGCCCTACACGCCGGTCAGGCGGGTTCGACTCCCGCACCTCGTACGAAGCACGGAGGCGTAGCACAACGGTCAGCGCAGCCGCTCGATAAGCGGCCGACGATGGTTCGACCCCATCCGCCTCTACTCCCTTGTCGTCTAACTGGCAGGACAGCGGTCTCTGAAGCCGTGAACGCACGTTCGAATCGTGCCGAGGGAACCAGCAACGATCCCCGATCGTCCAGCGGCAGGACGGCGGTCTTTGAAACCGCAGACGCTCGTTCGAGTCGAGCTCGGGGAACTGTGGACGTGGGTCAGTGGTTGACCGGCTCGCTGTGACCGAGTCCCAGGCGGGTTCGATTCCCGTCGTCCACCCAACCTTTCCGGGCGTGGGTCAGTGGCTGGCCGCCTGCCTTGGGAGCAGGATCAGGGGTGTTCGATTCACCTCGCCCGGACGAAACATGGGGAGCCCGCCGGGGCGGAGCGATGCCTTGCAAGCAACGCGGGTCGGGTTCAACTCCCGAGCTCTCCACCCGAAGGGTGCGCGGCGCTGACGTCCTGCAGGCCGTCTACGCCGCGCCCCGGAGGCCATTGGGCAACGATCCGGGATCAGGCCGGTCTCCAAAACCAGCCAGCGAGGTTCGATTCCTCGGTCGCCCGCCGCAGAGGGTGCGTGGCATGGCGCCTAACTGGTCTCGAAAACCGGCGTGACCTTCGGGTCAGGAGTTCGATTCTTCCACCCTCTTCGGCCCCGTGGACTACCGGCTAGGTTGGCGCCCTCTCACGGCGCAGGACCGGGTTCGATTCCCGGCGGGGTCACGATTGACCGCTTCGGCTAGTTGGCCCAGGCCCGCCGGTTTTCACCCGGCAAACGCGGGTTCGAATCCCGCAGCGGTCGCGACGAGCCCCCAGCTATCGGATGGCGCCCATGGCTACGAACCAAGGGTCCCCGGTTCGAATCCGGGTGGGGGTACGGCTGCGAGCCTCGGAGGCAGGCGAGCTTCATAAGCTCGGCCGAGACGGTCCGACTCCGTCCGCAGCTACGCGCGCCTGGTCGACCGGAAAGACGTCGCCTCGACACGGCGGAGAGAGCAGGTTCGATTCCTGCGGCGCGCACGAACGGAGAGGACCTGGATGTCGGTTTTCCAGAGCGGTTTGCTAAACCGCCGGGCCAAGGCCCCGAGCGTTCGACTCGCTCCCTCTCCTCCGACGGACGAGTGGCCAAGTGGAAAGGCGCCGGCCTGCAACACCGGCATCCCGGGTTCGATTCCCGGCTCGTCCTCCGCGCGCCCAAGGTGTTCACGGCTGCACGCTGGCTTGCCAAGTCAGAAGGGCGAGTTCAAATCTCGCTGGGCGCTCTAGGCATCGTTGTCCGAGCGGCTAGGACCCGGTCTTCCAAACCGGAGAGGCGAGTTCGACTCTCGCACGATGCTCCAGACGGAAGGCTCGCGGAGCCGGCTGCGATCTCCGCCCCGGGGTACACGGTCCGCCGACGGTGGGTGACGTCGGCGACTTCCGGGGCGCGCGACCGGGGAACCGCGAGCTAGATCGTGCTCCTGAAGCGTAGGTGGCGACGCGCCGCTTTCGTAAAGCGGAGAACCGAGTTCGACTCTCGGCGGGAGCTCTGGTAGCATCAGCATCGCGGTGGTTGAGGAGGGGTTACCTCGCTGGCCTCATAAGCCAGAGCACGTCGGTTCAAATCCGACCCCCGCAACAACGGACGCGCTCCTCGAGCTGGGCTCGGGGCGGGACTTGTAGCTCGGCCCGGTCGGTCCGATTCCGACGAGGAGCTCCATACCAGGGTGAGGGGAACGGCAACCCAGGTGGCTGTTAACCACCCGCCGCAAGGCAACTGCAGGTTCGACTCCTGCCCCTGGTGCAACGCGCTCGTGCCGAGCTGGATCGGCGCCCGGCCTTCTAAGCCGGGACCTGGCGGTTCGAATCCGCCCGGGCGCTCGACGTCCTCGTGGTGGAACGGGAAACCACACGGGTCTCCGAAACCCGAGGTCCCGGTTCGAGTCCGGGCGAGGACACTCCTGCTCCCGTAAGCATCTGGTGAGGCTGCGCCGCTGTCTACGGCGCGAGGGGGGTTCGATTCCCCTCGGGGGCGCGACGAGCCGGGATAGCTCAACGGGAGAGCAGCCGCTTTATAAGCGGTCGACGCAGGTTCGACTCCTGCCCCGGTACGGGGGCGTGCCGCAAGTGGAGACGGCGCCGGCTCAAACCCGGTGAAGCTCCGGTTCGATTCCGGAAGCCCCTACGAGCTCGGGTGGTGGAATGGTAGTCACGCCGGTTTGAGAGGCCGGTGGCCGAAAGGCCGTGGGGGTTCGACTCCCCCTCCGAGCACGATCGCGAGAGTGGCGTAATGGCAGCCGCGCTGCGTTCAGACCGCAGTGCCCGCAACGGGCGTGGAGGTTCGACTCCTCTCTCTCGCACCCGCAGGTAGAATCCAGAAAGGAGGGTCCGATGGAAGCCGTGCTGTACCTGGACGTTGACTACCGCCGCCTTCGCGTCGAGCACTGGCACCGCGCCGTGTCCGACGTCGTCGTCGGCAAGGCCGAGGTCGTCGAGTACAGCCGGGACCGGACCATCAGGGGCGTGGGCCAGGACTACCCGATGCCGAGCGTTGTCCGGATCCTCCGTCGCTTCAAGCGCGACCGGATCCGCGTGAAGTTCTCGCGCCTGAACATCTACGCGCGCGACGGGTTCGTCTGCCAGTACTGCGCGCGGCGGTTCCCGACCGAGGACCTGACGTTCGACCACGTCCAGCCGCGGTCGAGGGGCGGCGTCACGCGCTGGGAGAACATCGTCACCTGCTGCGTCTCGTGCAACGCCGAGAAGGCGGACAGGACGCCGGCGGAGGCGGGGATGCGGCTGCTCAGGTCGCCGACGAAGCCCCACATCCTGCCGGCGATCATGGTCAAGATGGACGCGACCCGGATCCCCGACGAGTGGCGGGGCTACTGGTCGGACGTCCTGGAGGGGTAGGGCGGGGGGGGGACCCGGTTCGAGTGGACCGAGCGCACGCCTCCTAAGCGAGCGTCTGGCGGTTCGAATCCGCCCCGGGTCACGCTGGTGAAGGTCAATCGGATGACCGCCGCCTTGGTAAGGCGGAGGAGCGGGTTCGACTCCCGCCACCAGCTCCAGGCGTAATACTCGGTCCATGCCGAGCGCCAAGGACGAGGTCGTCGAGCGGACGAAGGAGATCGGAGACCCCGACAACTATCGGGTCCGCCCCGAGGCCCGCGCCCGCCGGGTCACGAAGCAGGGCAGGGTCACGTACGAGGCCGACGTCCGCCTTCCGTCGACGATGGTGGCTCAGCCTGAGGAGGCCAAGGAGCTGGCGATGAACACCCTGAAGGCGGCCGAGCTCGCCTGGGAGATGATGGACGAGCTGAAGAAAGAGGCCGGCGGGTGAGCGTCGGTCCCGTCTACCTCGTCTGGCGGATCGACTACGACTCGCTGGAGAACCGCGACTGGAACCCGGAGGAGCTCGTCGGCTACGCGCTGACCGAGGAGGCGGCGGACACTGCGATCGCGGCGCTGGACCTGGCCCCGAAGATCGACGGCTACGATCCGCTGAGCCGCCCGGGGAAGTACCCGAAGTTTTACCGGCAGCGAGTCGGTCACCTCCCCGCGTAGTAGCATCGGCGGCGTGGCCGCCTCCCTGATCCGCGAGCTCGTCGACCTCCACCGCCGCCAACTGTTCGGGGTGATCGAGGTCCGGGGCGTCGGCCGGATGCAGAAGCTGTACGCCGACTCCCGGGTCGATCTCGAGGACAAGCTCCGCCGCCTCGCGCGCGCCGGCAAGGGCCAGACCTTCCAGGCCCAGCACCTCCGGCTCGTCCTCGCCCAGGTCGCCGACGCGATCCGGGGCCTGGAGACCGGGCTCGTCGACCACATGCAGGCCACCGGGCGCGTCGCCGGGAACCTCGCCCCGCGCCACCTGACGAACATGGTCGGCACGCTGGAGGGGCGCTACGGCCGGATGACGCCCGTCGTCCAGGCCGCTCAGGCCGCCGTCGTCCGGAACGTCTACCCCGGGATCGCGCCCACGCTGCTCGACCGCTACCGGAGCTCGGCGCGGCGCTACGGGCCCCAGGCGCTCGGCTCGATCCGGGAGGGGCTCGCGAGATCGATCGTCCAGGGCGAGGGCGTCGACGAGGCGGTCGACCGGGTGGTCGGGTCGACCGGGCTGTTCGAGAAGCAGCGCTGGCGGGCGGAGCGGATCGTCCGGACCGAGATGTCCTGGACCTACGGCGTGAGCAACCAGCGGTCGATGGAGGAGCTCCGGCCCGCCGTGCCGAAGATGCAGAAGCGGCTCGTCGCGACCTTCGACGACCGGACCGGGAAGGACAGCGAGGCGCTGAACGGCCAGACGGTCCCGGTCGACCAGCCCTTCGTCTGGGTCGTCAAGAACGACCACGGCGTCCCGACGGGGAAGGTCGTCAGGTACATGCAGCCGCCGAACAGGCCGAACGATCGCGAGTGCGTCATCCCGTGGCTGCCGGCCTGGGGGACCGCCGGGCTCGCCGAGCCGGGGCCGGTCCAGCCGAGCACGGCCGGGCTCCCGGCGTAATATCAGGCGCATGCGTTTCCACTGGCAGAACCTGAACGACAGCAAGCGGCGCCCTCGTCGCGGCGGCGGCGCCCGCCACGGGCGCGCGTGGCTGACACTGTTCCACAGCCCCGAGCCGAGGACGCGCGAGGAGGAGAAGCGCATCAAGTACCGGCCCGGCATCTCGGTCAACTGGGAGTGGGCGTTCTTCTGGCGCGGCGCCGCCCACCTGAGCTTCAAGGCGCAGCAGGGCGACGGCGTGGGCGTCCAGCTCGCGATCGCGGTGCCATGGGTCTTCTCGTTCTACCTGACGCTGCAGGGCGGGATGTTCGCGAGGCTCGCCCGCAAGCTCCTGCCGGACAAGGACCGGGACGGGTGGTCGGGCCGGATCTCGAAGTGCTACTCGGACCGCGAGGTCGACGTCTCGATCCACGACTGGGGGATCTGGTGGGCGCTCTGGACGGACCCGATGTCGTGGAGCTCGAAGACGCCGAAGTGGCGGCACGGGTCCTGGCACCCGCTCGACACCTTCCTCGGCAAGGCGAAGTATTCGGAGCGTGTGATCGAGGCCGAGAAGTCGATCCTCGTCCCCATGCCGGAGCGGGCCTACGCTGGGACCGGCCGGGTCCTCGAGCGGGTCCACAAGCGGCCCCGGTGGCCCTTCGCGCGGCGCTGGGTGTGCGTGGACCTCGACATGAAGCGCGACCCGGTCCCCTTCCCCGGCAAGGGCGAGAACTCCTGGGACTGCGGCGAGGACGCCAGCTACGGGTTTGGCTGCGCGGCCGAGACGCTGGAGGAGGGCATCGGCAAGTTCGTCGCCAGCAAGCTCCGGGACCGCGGGCGCAACGGCGGGCGCGGCTGGACTCCGACGGAGGACCACAGGCCGAAGGACGCCCGGGCGTAATACTCGGCGCATGACGGACGCCGAGCTCGCCGCGGGGAAGGTGATGGCCGCGCGCTGCGCGGAGGACGTGTTCGGCCCCGTCAAGACCGAGGCCGAGCTGACCGCCGTCTTCCGGTCCCTCGCCCGGATCCTTCACCCCGACCACGACCCGAGCCCGCGCGCGGCGGAGGGGATGAAGCGCCTCCTCGAGCTCCGGGACGAGGCCGACCGGAAGTTCCAGCAGGGGACCTGGGGCCAGAAGGCGCCCTCGGTCTCGGTCGAGGTCCGGACGAAGCGCGGCGTCTACAAGAACCTCCAGCCGCTCGCGGCCGGCGACCTGTGCGACGTCTACGTCGCGGACTACGAGGACGACAAGCCCCGGCGCGCGGTGCTGAAGTTCCTCCGCGATCCGCGCGACGAGGACCTCGCCACGGCGGAGTGGCGGAACCTCCAGAAGCTCTGGGCCGAGAAGGACGAGGCGGCCGTCAACTTCCAGCGCTACCTCCCGAAGCTCGTCGAGAGCGCCCGGATCGAGGTCGCCGGCAAGCTGCGGCGAGCGAACGTCTTCGGGTTCTTCTCGAAGACCAACACCATCGCCGACGTCCTCCTCGCCCGCCCGCGCGGGATCGACCCCCGGGACATGGCCTGGATGTGGCGCCGGATGCTGGAGGTCCTCTCGTGGGTCCACTCCAACGGGCTCGTCCACGGCGCGATCCTGCCCGAGCACGTCCTGATCCGACCCGACAACCACGGGGCGAAGCTCGTCGGCTGGTCCTGCTCGGTCGCGGCGGGCGAGCGCATCAAGGCGATCGTCAGCGCGCGGGCGGACTGGTACGCGCCGGAGGTCGAGCTGAAGGCGCCGGCGACGCCCGCCACGGACCTCTACATGGCCGCCCGGATCGCCGCCGCGCTGGTCGACCGCGGCGCGCTGCCGAGGAAGATCGACGCCCTGCTCTCGGCCTGCCTCCTGCGGAACCCGCGGGCCCGGTACGACAGCGCGCTCGACGTTTACAAGCGGTTCGACGCGGTCCTCCGCGACCTCTACGGGGCGCCGAGCTTCCGGCCCTTCTCGCTGCTCCCGGCGTAATACTCCCGCCCAGGCCCAATCTCGGGCCGGAAGGAGAATCGCCATGGGAGGCAGCAGCTACAGCGACTCGGCGGCACGGCACCTGTACGGGACCCGATCCAAGCTGGTCGACGACGTCGGCCCGGCGGCGGCGGCGGCGGCATCGTTCACGTCGAAGTCGGCGGCGGCCGTCGTCGCGGCCGGGATGGACCCGCTCAGCATCAAGCTCCGGGAGGCGCGCGACAGCGACGCCCACCCGCGCTCGAACGCCCTCGCGATCCTGTTCGACGTGACCGGATCGATGGGGGGCATCCCGAGGCAGTTCGCCCTCGACAAGGACAAGTTCCCCGGGCTGATGCGGCTCCTGACGGCGCACAGCTACATCGAGGACCCCCAGATCATGTTCGGGGCGATCGGGGACGCCTACTCGGACCGGGCCCCGCTTCAGGTCGGGCAGTTCGAGTCCGGGCTCGAGATGGACGACTGGCTGACGAAGCTCTACCTGGAGGGGAACGGCGGCGGCCAGGCGCGCGAGTCGTACGACATGGCGATCCACTGGGTCAGCCGGCACGTCGCGATGGACTGCTTCGAGAAGCGCGGCAAGAAGGGCTACCTGTTCACGATGGGCGACGAGATGGCCTACGAGCGCCTGCCGCGCGCGATCGCGAAGCGGTGGCTGGGCGAGGACCTGGAGAAGGACCTGACGCTGAAGGAGATCCTCGCGGCGGCGCAGGAGAAGTTCGAGGTCTTCCACGTCTACGTGAACCAGGGCCAGTACCCGGACAACGCCGAGCACCTCGCCTTCTGGAAGGAGTACCTCGGGGAGCGGTTCCTGATGCTCCGGGACGTGAACCACATCGCCGAGCTGATCGGCTCGACGATCGGGGTCTGCGAGGGGCGCGGGCTCGACGACGTCGCGGCCGACCTGGCGAAGGCCGGGCTCGACCACACCGCCGCCGCCGCCGTGAAGGGCGCGCTCGTGCCGTACGCCAAGAGCGCGGGCCGCGATCTCGCGAAGACCGGGACGGCCACCGGCGACCTGCCGGCCGCATCGGCGGGGGGGACGAAGCGGGTCTGACGTAATCCTCCCGGTCATGAAGCCATCCTGGATCGTGATCGGGCTCGGGTTCGGGGACGAGGGGAAGGGGACGATCGTCGACGCTCTGGTTCGCAAGACCGGGGCGTCGACGGTGGTCAGGTTCAACGGCGGCGCCCAGGCCGCCCACAACGTCGTGACGCCGGAGGGGCGGCACCACACGTTCTCGCAGTGGGGCTCCGGGACGCTCGCCGGCGCCGCGACGGTCCTGAGCAAGGACGTCGTCGTCGACCCGCTGGCGATGATCCAGGAGGCCTACAGCCTCTGTTACCTGGGCCTCCGAGACCCGCTAACGCTTCTGACGGTCGACGAGCGGGCGCTGGTCTCGACGCCGTTCCACGGCGCGATGTCGAAGGTCCGAGAGATCGTCCGCGGCGCGGACCGACATGGGACCTGCGGCGTCGGCGTCGGCGAGGCGGTTCGCGAGTCTCTCGACGCGGGGATTGACAAGGACTGCCTCCTCCACGCCGGCGACCTTCAGCACCATCACGAGATCCGCTGGCGGCTACGGCTCACGCGGCAGCACTGCGCCGCCGAGGCGACCAAGCTGTTGGCCGAGGCGCGCGTCGTGACCGCCGAGGCCGCGCTGGCGATGACCATGCTGAACAGCGAGGAGCTCGAGGAGACCGCCGCCCAGGACATGGCAACCGTCGGGCGCCGGATCCGGATCGCGAGCTGGGACCAGATCGCCGAGACGCTCCGCGGAGGCAACCTCGTCTTCGAGGGCGCGCAGGGCGTCCTCCTGGACGAGTGGCACGGCTTCCACCCCCACACGACGTGGAGCACGACGACGGGCGACAACGCGCGCGCGGTGTTCATCAACGCCGGCGTCGGCGGCGACCTGAAGACCGTCGGCGTGACGAGGGCCTACGCGACCCGCCACGGCCAGGGACCATTCCCGAGCGAGAACGGCCTCGGGCCGCGGGCGGGCGAGCACAACGAGGGCGGTGGCTGGCAGGGACCGTTCCGCGTCGGCTGGTTCGACGCCGTCCTAACCCGCTACGCGATCGGCGTCGACGGCGGCGTCGACGCGCTCGCGGTCACCTGCGTCGACCAGCAGGACTTCGGCGACCGCACCTGCGTCGCCTACGACTCGGAGTTCGGGCGGGTGACGCGGCTCCGCGTCCAGCGCGGCGTCCGCGACCTCGCCGCGCGCCAGAAGGTCGGCGAGTTCCTCCGCACCGTCCAGCCCGTGACCGAGCGGCTCTGGACCCCGGAGCACATGTCGATCGAGCTCGGCGTCCCGCTCCTCGTCGAGTCGAACGGCCCGCGGTCGGACCAGAAGAACTGGCGGACGGTCCCGCTCCCCGGCGACTGGCGTAATATCTAGGTCGCGCTGGCCATGCTCGGGGGCAACGGGGGATCCGCGGCCACCTCCGCCCGGGGTCGGGTTTCTAAGTCTTCTCGCCCGACGCGCTCCACCGTCCTCCTCCGGACGGACAATTCGCGGACGAGGGGCTGACCCCGGGCCGGGCTAACCACCCAACCGGGGCGGTGTTCTTGACAGCGCGCCGCCGGCCCCCGCATGCTCGGGACCATGGCGAACGGTGGCTTCACGAACGACGATGTCGTCGGCTGGGCCGAGCGGCAGGGACAGGGCCAGGCCGGCGGCGCGGACGGCGGCGGCCAGGATGACGGCGGCGCCGGCGGCGGCGAGCAGGAGGACGAGGGCGGCGAGCCCCGCGACTGCTGCGAGGTCCTGCGCGAGATGGCGAAGGCGCTCGACGAGGGCGCCGAGGAGCTCGAGGCCCGCGACACCGAGGGGGAGGACAAGTCATTCACCTCGAAGGTCGAGGAGGTCATCAAGGACGCCGAGGACAAGTCGAAGGAGCTGACCGAGCTCGCCGACGAGCACGAGGAGAGCCACGAGGACGAGGAGGACGAGGACGACGCCGAGGAGGAGGACGACGAGGAGGACGAGGGCGGCGGCGGCGGCGGCGACGGGGGGGGCAAGGGAGGCTGATCGTGCCGACGGAGTCCTACAACGAGAATCCGCCCTGGCCATCGGGCCCGGTCGCCGACGAGGCGAACCCGGGCCTGGGGTCCAAGAGCACGCTGATCCAGCAGCAGCGGGAGCAGTCCGGCGGGCTCTCGGACGACTCGCCCGAGAACCCGGTCCGCGAGGACATGCCCTACCGGATCACGCACGGCTGAGAGGGAAGCGATGCCGAGCCCGAGAGAGATCGCACTGGCCGTCAACCGCGCCGAGGGCTTCCGCCCCGGTGCCGACGAGGGCACGCCGCAGATGGTCCCCGAGCCTCGGGAGCCAGACTACGCGGCGGATCCGAAGAACCCGCCCGACGGACCGCCGCCGGCGGCCAACCTGAAGGGGGACTGACATGGCGCCAGGAGAAGCAGGAAGCAGCGGCGGAACCGACCCGAACGAGGCGCGCGACGACGAGCGTGCGCGGGGGAAGGACCATCAGGAGTTCAACCTGACCGAGGCCTCGAACAAGGGCCCGGACGAGGCGACCCCGTTCAAGATCACGAACGCCGGCTGAGAACGCCGGAGGAAAGCGGACGACGATGGAAAGCGGACCGACGGACCCGAACGAGAAGCACGACGACGAGCTCGCGCGGGGGAAGGACCACAGGCCCCTGTCCGAGGCGGACGCCTGGGGAACGAAGCTGAACCCGGTGCGGGACACGCCCGTCCCGTTCGGCGGCCTCTCGGACGGCGGCAGCAAGACCGGCTAAGCTCGTGGCGCAGTCGACCACCGTCCAGCTCACGGGCGTGCTGGTCTCTCAGCCCGCGACGCCCTCGCTCTACTCCTGCACGCTCCAGGAGCTGGTCAACCTATCGTTCTGCGCGACCTACGGCGCGACGAAGGACGGCGTCATCCCGATCGCGTCCTCGGACGGCTCGCCCTTCAACCTGCCGTTCGAGGGCATCATCCGCGGGCGCGTCTTCGCGCTCCGGCTGCTCTCGGGCGCGACGATGAAGCTCAAGATCACGACCGGGCTCGGGGTCGCGATCCTGAGCGTCTCGGGCCAGTTCCTGTTCCACAGCCCGAACCCCGGCGATGAGATCACGGCCATCCAGCTCGTCGGCACCGGGGACGTGGCCTACGTGCTCGCCGGCGACGTGACCTGACCGACCCTCTTGACGGGCGGCCCGCGCCCGGTCAACTCTCAAGCCCATGGCCACGCTGCGCGACATCCTGAACCGGAACGACCTGAACCGGCTCGCGGACGCGCTCCAGGAGGTCGGGCTCGGGGAGCTCCTGAACACCCTGCTCTCGGGGATCGCCTCGGAGAGCAACACGATCGGGTCGGCGGTCACGCTGACCGTCGGGACCGCGCTCGGCGCCTTCACGGACCCGCCGTCGGCGGCGGAGATGGCCGCGCTCCGGACGTTCGTCAACGCCCTGAAGACCGACGCCGCCGCGATGAACGCGCTGCTCTCGCAGCTCCGCACCGCGGCGCTCTCGGTCAAGCGCGCGACGGAGACCGGCGTCACGGTCACGGCCAACGTCGCCACGCTCGCGAACCAGCCGAGCTCGAAGCCGTTCGCCATCGTCGCCTCGGCCGGCTCCTCGACCGGGATGAAGGCGCTCCTCGTCGGCCCGATCTCGGGCGCGCGAGCGGTCCTCCCCGGTCCGGGCCAGTGCGTGTGGGACGGGCAGAAGAAGGTCCTGTTCAACAACGCCGACGCGGTCACGACCGCTGACTTCTCCTACCCGACCGCCGCCGACCCGACGGCCTCGGTCCTGAACCGCGACATCGGGCAGAACCCGTAAGGAGACGACGATGAGCATCCGAGTCGAGCTGAACAAAGATAACCCGAACCGCCTCGGGGACGCCCTCCGATCGTTCGCCTTCGGCGACGTCATCAACATGCTGATCAAGGCGCTGACCGTCACGGAGAGCGCGATCAGCGTGACGACGAACGTCGCGACGCTCGCCAACCAGCCGAGCGCGAACGGCCTCCTCCGCGCGCTCGCGACGGCGGAGACCGGCACCGTGCACGAGAAGCTGATCCGCGTCGGCCCGATCACCGGTCCCCAGAAGGTCACGCCCGCCCCGAACGAGTGCGTCTGGGACGGCGGCAAGAAGGTCCTCTTCAACACGGTCGACGCCGTGACGGCCGCCAGCTTCACGTACCCGACGGACGCGGACACGACCGCGGGCGTCCTCCAGCGCGAGATCGGCCAGAGCCCGTAGCTTTCCCGGCGCCGCCCGGCGCCGTCGTCTGACGCCCACCTCCGGGGCTTCGTACCGGTGAGACGAAAGGAAGACGACCGATGCCCGAACCAACCGCCACCCCGCCAGATGGAACCCCCGCGCCGGCCGCAGGCGCGCCGGCGCCCGCCGCCGCTCCCGCTCCCGGAGCTCCGGCTCCCGGCGCCGGTGCCGTGCCGCCCGCCGCGGGCGCCCGGCCCGCGAAGCCGAACAAGGGCGCGCAGCCGGCCCGAGGCACGCAGCCGTTCCACAAGCAGCCGGGCTTCAAGGACCGGCTCGTCCGCGAGGCCGAGAACCGCGCCCGCAAGATGCTCGGGATGACGCTCGAGGAGGCGAAGGCGGCCCTGTCCGGGCGACCGGCTCCGGCCGCCGCTCCCGCTCCCGCCCCTGGCGCCCCGGCTCCCGCCGCCACGCCGCCGCGCGCGAGCAAGGACCCGGACGAGAAGCTCCGCCGGCAGCTCGAGGACAAGACCAGCCGAGTCGAGCGCCAGAGCGAGAAGATCAAGAAGCTGAAGACGAAGCACGCCGACGAGCTCGTCAACCTCGGGATGCGCCACGAGGCGCTCGCCGTCGGGATCGCCGAGGAGCACGTCGACTTCGCGCTGAAGCTCTACACCGACGCCCTGCTGGCCTGGAAGCGGAACCAGGACCCGAAGAAGGGCGACATCCCAGAGTCGCGCGGGTTCTTCGCCGGGCTGCGCACGGCGCGCGCGTACCTGTTCCGCGAGGGGGCCCCGATCGTGGACCTCCGCCCGACCACGGCACCGCCCGAGTCGACGGCGCCGGGGGGCGAGACGCCGACGCCGGCGCGGCCGGGGACGCCGCCAAAGAAGCCGGACGCGATGGACATGGACGAGGACCAGTGGCGCGCCCACAAGCGCCGCCTCGGCATCCCCGGGCTGGGCTGACCCTCTTGACGCCGCGGTAAGTCCTCGGCGACAGTTTGAACACCCGAGGCTAGCGAGCCTCCCAAACCCGAGGCGATCACAATGGCGAACTTCCCGGACGGCTCTCTCCCCGTAACCTTCAACCCGACGGTCGCGGCGACCATCCAGGACCGGACGCTCCAGCGCGTCTACCGCGATGCGCTCTTTCCGAACCTCCTGTTCCGGATGGAGGCGATGCGCGAGCTCTGGCCGATCCACCTCGGGCAGAGCCAGACCTTCACGCGCTCGGGCCTCATGGAGGTCACGACGCTGCCGGGTCAGGCTGGCGTCGACCCCGTCGCCGAGACCTACAGCTTCGAGCAGTGGGACGCGACCGCCCAGCAGTGGAAGGGCTCGATCGACACCGACATGCCGACCAGCTACCTCGCGCTGGCGTCGCAGTACCTCCGGAACATCCACCAGCTCGGGATGAAGTCCGGCCAGTCGATCAACCGCGTCGTCCGCGACAAGGGCTACAACGCTTACGTCGCCGGCAACACGGTGACCGACGCCTCGGCCTCGAGCGGCGCCTCGACCATCCACGTCGCCAACATCACGGGGTTCACGACGAACCTCTTCAACGGGCGGCAGCAGCCGGTCAGCGCCTCGAACCCGATCAACATCACGATCCCGGGGCTGACCACGACCGCCTACCAGGTCACGGCCGTCACCGCTGACGTCGCCGGCGACCCGATCCACGGCGGGACGCTGACCATCACGCCGACGCTCTCTGGGAACCTTGCGTCGCGCTCGAGCGTCCTGACCGAGAAGCGCAGCCAGCTGATCTACTCGGGCGGCGGCACGAACATCGACGCGATCGACGCCTCGGACGTCTTCGCCGTCCGCGACATCCGGACCGCGATCGCGCAGCTGCGCTTCAACAACGTCCCGGCCCACGAGGACGGGCTCTATCACTGGCACCTCGACCCGCAGAGCGAGCAGCAGGTGTTCGCGGACAACGAGTTCCAGCGCCTCAACCAGTCGATGCCGGACTACGTCCACTACCGGCGCTTCGCGCTGGCGATCTTCGGGTCGGGCGTCTTCTACCGGAACAACGAGGCCCCGAACACCCAGACCTGCAACCCGAACCCGCTGAAGTCGAACACCCACGGCTTCGAGCTCACGAACGGGGCGGGCATCGACATCCGCCGGCCGATCTGCACGGGCCAGGGCTGGATCGAGGAGAAGTACGTCGACGAGTCGCAGTACATCTCGGCGGCCGGCATCATGGGCAAGATCGGGGAGTTCGCCGTCACGAACGGCGGCATCCAGGTCGTGACCGAGGGCGTCCGCCTGATCATGCGGGCCCCGATCGACAAGATGCAGCAGACGACCAGCACGTCGTACAGCATCAGCGGCGACTGGCCGGTGCCGACCGACGAGCTCGGCCCGGGCTCCAAGGCGACCTACAAGCGCGCCGTCGTCGTCTGCCACGCCGCCTAGGTCCGCGGCCCGAAGACCTAACCAAAAAAGGGCCCGGCCCGCCGTCGCTTCCCCTTCGGCAGGTCGGGCCCGACGCACGTCCGGCGTAATCTCCCCGGGCATGGACGAGCCGCTGATCCGGCCGGGCTTCGACCGGATGCTCTACGACACGCTGTTCCCGAACGCGCCAGACCCGATCGCGATGGCGTGGCGGTTCTTCTACGACCTGCGGGTTAGGAGCCCACGCCCCGGCGTCACCCCGATCGGCATCAGCTTTCGGGACACCGGGGTCTGGAGGCTGGAGCGGCTCGAGCTGGGGGGGGGCGCGTCGGCGACGCTGGCGCAGCTCCTCGACTGGTCCCCGGCGGGCGGCTGGCCGTCGTGGGAGCGCCGCTGATGGGGACGCTCGACGACGCCGAGGCCGGGCTGAAGGAGGCGCGGCGGACCCGGGACCGGGGACTGGCGGCGGCGGCGCTCGGCGCGGCGCACCGCTACCAGGCCGACCTGATCCGGCTCTCGGCGAAGCCGCACCTGGCGAAGGCGTACGCGGAGGAGATCGACGACCTCGCGAACGTGATCCACGACCTGGCGCGCGAGGTCCCCGACCAGGACCCGGACTCGGTCTGGCGGGGCCGGACGCGCCAGGGGCTCCGCGTCCAGGTGGTCCGCCGCGCCCAGCTCGCGGTCGGGCGCCGCGGGCGCGGGCGGGTCGAGGACGGTTTCGTGGTGCTGATCGACGGGAAGACCGCCACGCCGACGATCCCGCGCGCGGCGGCGATGAAGCAGGCCCGCTGGGCGACGATCCTCGTGGGGGGCGAGTTCATCCCGATCTACGAGACGATGACCGGGCGCCAGCTCGCGCGGCGCCGGCGGGCGAAGCGCCGAGACCGGCCGGCGACCCTGAGCGAGTGGCGGCGCTGGCTCGGGAGCCCGTACCGCAAGCACGGCGCGCGGATCGGGCCGGACCGGCGCGTCGTCCGGACGTAATATCGGGCTCATGGACGACGCGCTTCGGACGAAGCTTGCCGGC